TTGCCGTATCTTTTGTGAGCGGTTGACCGCCGCTGGGTATACCGCCGGGATTTATGCCAACAAGGATTGGGCGACAAACCGACTGGACATGGCGCAGCTCTCAAAGTGGACGTTTTGGCTGGCACAGTATAACGATCGGATTACCTACACTGGCAAGTATGATATGTGGCAGTACAGCAGCAGCGGGGCCGCGCCGGGCATCACTGGCAAGGTGGATCTCAATTACTGCTATAAGGATTTTGCCGCGCTGGGAATCCCCATGACGGGACTGACGCTCGACACCACCAGCAAAGACATGGCGACCGGTGAGCGTTACACGGTGCTGGCAAAGTGCAAAGACAAGCCTGCGGTATCTGTTACCGGGCGCGACGTGATTCGGGCGTCGGAACCACGGCTCGATGCCAAGGGTAGGGGCTGGCTGATTGACGTTGAGAGCTTGCCCCCGGAGCCGGTCGCCCGCCATGCGCATATCAAAGTAACTGCTGACGGCGTAACCCAGCAGTGCAATTTTAATGTATTGTGAGGACATATTGATGGACAAAGTAAAATCGGTTTTTATTGCGGTGTTTACTGCCTTATCCGCTTGGCTGGGTATTTTGGCAATCCCGGTGTATTTGCTGGTTGCGGTCAATATCATTGACTATGGTACCGGGATAGTGGCTGCAAAATATCGGGGGCAGCGGGTCAATAGCTATATCGGATTCAGAGGCATTGCAAAAAAGATTTGTATGTGGTTACTGGTAGGTGTCGGCGCTATCTTTGACATACTGCTCGCTTACGCGGCAGAGCAAGCCGGGATTGTACTTAATTTCGGATACGCGATTGCCTGCCTTGTTGCGATCTGGCTGATCTGCAACGAGCTGATTTCCATTTTGGAGAATATGGTTGACATTGGCGTGAATCTGCCGCCCTTCCTGATGCGATTTGTGAATAACTTGAAAAGCCAGGTTGAAGCGAAAGTGGAATCCGCACTGCCGGAAAAGACGGATAAAACCGAATAGATATGACAAATCCCGCCCTGTGTAAAATGCAGGGCGGGATTTTTTGTTAATGCGCTTTCCTGAAGCTGAGCAAGTATAGAGGACATTTGATGGTATATAAGACATAATACGCTATTTACCCAGGAGATAATCAATCGAAACGTCAAACACATTAGCTATTTTAATTAATGTAGCGATTGATGGTTCAAGTTTTCCTGTTTCATAGTTTGAAATAGCGGTACGACTCAGGTGTAATTCTTTTCCTAACTGGGACTGCGTATATTGGCGTGACAAGCGAAGCTTTTTTAACCTACTAGGAAAGTCCATAATAAACCTCCTACAATGTGCTGGAATCGTGAAAAGCATTTCATTTTTACGATTCTGTGGTAATATATGTTATACAGTAAGGAAAGGAGAAAAAATATGAAATGCGAAATAATTAAGGTCTGTAATCTTTTGTACGGATTAATTTGCAGAGTCTTATTTTTCTTGGTTATCCTTACCGCTTTATTAAATACAATTGGCTGGCTAATGCCGATTGGCTCCTATATTTGGAAATTTATTTGCTTAGGAGTAGCTCTTTTTATAGCAGCAAGATTTTTCAAACCTATTCTTTTGTTTCGGACTTAAGCCAACTATCCAGAGGGATAATGTTGTTTGCGAGAGGCTTTATATCTAGTTCTGCAGAAGTGTTAAATATTTCTTCTGCGTGGCACTGAACCTTAGCCACTTCTTGTTCCAGATCGAATTTAGCTCTTTCCGTTTGAACTTTCAATAATTCAAGCTCTTCTTCTCTTTTATCGTTACCCAGCTTTTTCTCTCTCAGTTCTTCCTCCTTAATTTTCGAATCACATTGCCATTGTACTATTTTTCGAATGATAGTTAAAATTGAAGGTAACTCTATGCCGCCTGGGCCTTTTCCTCCTCCGATCAGCAAGTAAATCATTATTATTGATGCCCAGTGTTGTTGTATGCCATTTATAATTTGAAGAATTATATCTCCCGCAGAATGGACATTCACTTTAGCAACAATTGATGCTTGTCCGCTTTCCATAAGCAACTTTGATGTGTGGTATATAAATCCAGAAAGGGCAATAGAATCTATATCATCTTCTTTTTGAACGCGAAAAGTAATTGTTGTAATATTGTTATAATTATAAATATCAAAGCAAGATGATAAGATCTCCACGCTGTAATCATTAAGGGAGCTTAAACTGTGCCGATTGGATACAAGAGCTTTAAATAGATATGGACTAGCAGTTTCTGTTTCCAACACTTTTATCAATTTAATCTTTCTGCGTTTTACATAAGGGCATTTAATAGTCAATACAGATTGTGCATTATAATCTATCTGCATGTGAATTTCTAGTTCTCGCGCCGGGCCACATTCGATGGATTGATCTTCGTAATACTCTCCGACTGTAGCAAATGCAATTATTCCTTGCCCAACAATCATTACAATGTCATTTTTATTTAGCTCTTCAACAAACCTATGACATTTGTTTAAGGCTAATCCTGGAATCTTTTCTTTGTATTCTTTTTCTAATAAAATTTTTAAATCTTTAGATTTTGCTTGGGATAATTTTTCTTGAGTGATTTCATTCCAACCGATAGCAATATAGCCGTTTTGAATAAACTCGTCAAAGAATACACCTCTTTTAGTACGCAGCATCCAAAAATTAGTATTCTCTGAAATGTCTGGGATTTGAATCGCACTAACTACTTCATCAAGATTCACCAAAAATCGCCACCATTCCAAATAAATTAAAATTAATTGTCATATTTCTTCCATTATATACCATAAAAAGATAATTTCAATATAATTGGATTATTTAGCTGATCGTCTTGTCTCTCAGAACAATTAAGATCACCCCCGCTGAAACAAATCTGCGAGGGTGATCTTTTTATCCCTTTATCCTATTTTCCAACCACTCCACCATCTCACTTCTACCGCCATCATTTAGTTCAAATTCAACAGTTTCCAATATTTCCGTTTTCTCATAACAGTACGGTTCCAACCATATTTCCACGGTCAGCTTATCATCCTCAGGACTTATTTTGTAACGGGTTCCTTTTGCGCTTCCTTTGTAGACACCGCCGTTTTGGAAATACAGCAGTCCCGGTAAATCTAACATATAATCACCCCGGGTGATTATACACCTGTTTGAGAGGGGAGGCAAGCGAATAGCGCCCTCATCTCCCGGCCAGGAATGAAACTGTTGCTACGGGGTTGCTACAAAACAACCCTTAGACCCCCATTATACCTAAATTCTACTTTGACTGGGGGTCAAGAGGCCGTGAGTTCAAGTCTCGCCACTCGGACCAGCTTTAAAACCGCATGAATGCTGATTTTTTCAGTGCTCATGCGGTTTTTTTTTGTTTTCAATAAAGACTCGCAAAGTCAAAAACGGACTGAAAAAGGCATTTTTATGTGGCGAAATGTGGCGGATCGGTGGCGGGGTCAGAATACTCGTTTCCTGCTAGTAGCAAATTCAGCTTGGCGCGAGTGCTGGCGATCATTTGTGGCTTTAGAGCCATGTAAACCTCATGTATCATTTTGATATTAGCATGCCCGACAAGCTGGATTGCGATTTCCTCTGGCACGTCCGCCATGCAGAGCATACAGACGTATTCATGGCGAAATTGATGGGCGCAAACGTCAGCTACCCAGTCTGTTGCGTGATAGGTATACTCTTTCCCCCTGCGAACCCTTTTCTGTTCGCGGATAACAGTGTGTGCCATCCCGTACTTTCGCCAAAAAGCTGTCCACCGTCGGGAATACTGCGAAGCAGTCAGCGGCTTATTTGTACCACTTAGGATATAAGTTTTGGGGGGAAGGCCTCGCAGCGGTTCCAGTGCTTTTTTCAGCATTGACAGCAGCGGCAACTCTCGAACTCCGGCTTCTGTTTTTGTATCGGTGACGTGGGGCCTGTTATTGATATGCTCTACCGCTTTTGTGATTTTAATTAGATTATGATCGAAGTCTATGTCTTGGAGCTGAATCCCGCAAGCCTCCCCCCTACGCTCCCCAGTGCAGAGAAAAACGACTGCCGGTAAAGCGTCCCGGTCCATGTAATGTTTTTTGACAATTTCGACCTGTTCGTCAGTGGGCGGCTGCCGTCGACCTTTTTTCAAACCACGAGGCATTTTTGTTAGCTCTGAAGGATTGTAATCCCCACGCCATATGGGACTGTCGATCCACGTTTGAAATATTGCATTTATGACCGTCTTCTGGTTAGACACTGTTGTTTTGGCCATGCCGGATAAAGACTGAAGAAACTGTGAAATCATATAAGGTTCTATTTCGCGCATTCGCTTTCCAGCAAACCAGTCTTTTGCCCGCTTTATTGCAGGTATGTAAGATTTCTGCGTGCCATTTTTCATTTTGCAGACAGCCTCTTCGTAAGCGTCTGCAACCGTTTCAAACAGCGGCCCGGCATCTTTTTCTTCCTTTTCCAATACAGATTCTTTTAGGGCGGCGTCTCGCTTTTCCCAAACCTCTGCGGGATCGCGCGACGTAAACCATCGACGTTTTCCACTGATTGTTTCGGACAGTTCCCAACGCCCATCCGGTTTTTGGTGCAATCCGTCTGTTATTTTTCTTCTTGGCAATGTACATCCTCCTAAAACCGGGCATAAAAATACCCGGCCTATTGATTTTTGGCCGGGAGGTTGATACAATGTAATAGCATTTATGTGTATCGGTCCCGGCCGATCCGCCGCTCGTTCCCATTGCAGTGGGGTGAGCGGTTTTTTATTTAAAAGCCAACGACGTCTTTCAGCTTTACCGATTTGACGCCTTCTTTCATAGTGTAAGCCTCGAATTTCCAAGTTCCCTTAGCTTCAAGGTTGTTCACGTTTGCAAGCGTAGAGCCTATCTGAGCACCAGAATCATCGTAAAGATTAATCTCAACTTGCAAATATCCGTATTCTTTATCCGTTTTGTTGACTATGCTTCCGGTTACCTTTGCATCAATACCAGAACCGTTTAATGCGAGATCTTTTACTTCGAACTTATCATCCCACTTGTTTCCTGCTACGGAGGCTGTCGTCGACGCTGCTTGAGATGTTCCCGCAGTGACCGCACTGCTGTCGCTTCCTTTGCTTCCTCCTTGTGAAAGCGCTGCGCCCACAATCCCCAGTGCAACAATGACAACGATTGCAGTTAAGCAACCTCTCTTTTTCTTTTTAGGCTGCGCGGCAGGCGCTGCTTGGTTCGGCTGCGTCCCCGGAGCCGGATTTCCGCATTCTGGACAAAATTTCCCCTCAAATTCTGCTCCACACTTTGTGCATTTCATAAAATTCTCCCTTTCTTGACAAAATTTTCCAACATTGTATAATCAGATTAGGAGAGTGGTTCTCAACTTTCCGTCTTCGTCCTTTATGCTATTCGCAGTAGCATAAAGGACTTTTCTTTTATTCACATAGCTTCTAAGCTGTCCAAAGCAACCGTTATAATCTCCGCACAAACTCTCACGTCCGCTTCTGCTCTATGCAACTTTGATGTATCGAAATTCATGCTTTGTGCAATCGTACCTAACTTGTAATTCGGGAGGCCTGAAAACAACTTTTTAGAAACTGAAATAGTATCTACGTAATTGTATTTTACGTTTTGTCCGCATCTTTGCGCGGCGACCTCTAAAAACCCAACGTCGAAATTCACGTTGTGCCCCACTAGAAGGCTGTCACTTATGAAATCTATCAGTTGCGGTATAGCTACGTCTTCAGTCGGGGCGCTTGCAACCATCCGATTAGAAATGTGGTGGACTGCTTGAGCGTCGGTAGGTATTGGTATTTGAGGATTAACCAGGGTAACAAACTTATCTACCTCCCGCCCGTTCATATACCGAATAGCCGCAATCTCCACAATGCGATCAAAAGCTTTATCCAATCCGGTTGTTTCAAAATCCAAGGCCACGTATTCCTCGCGGCAAACTCCGCTCCACTTTTTCGTGAAAATACTCACAATTTTAGATTGCTTCTCATAATTAATACCGGGATCAAGATAAACATTTTCAGGTATTAATACATTTGCAGGCTGACGATTCTGATATGTATCTTTTACGTAAATGCTTGTTTCTTTAGGCTTTTTAATCGCCTTATAAATTAAATAAATCACTACAAACGGGAAAAATACAATGTAACCAACAGCCTTTAAACACCCACCCAAATAAACCCCTCCAAAGATTGACATATTGTTCCAATATGCTACAATATTTTCGGAGAGTGATTCTCGACTTTCCATCCTTGCCCCTTTCACTATTCGCGGTAGTGGGAGGGGCTTTTCTATTGTTCCGTTAAGAATTTTATCTCTTTGAGTCTGTATTCTACTAAATCTTCGCTTACGTTAAGGCAACACGCAGTCTGCTGAATGGTTAAATCTCTATAATCATCAAAATCGGAATCGTGAGGATATAACAAATTCATTGCGAATTGGTTCGCCTGCCGCTCATAAAAGCTGGCTTTGAGGTATGTACGGGTATCAAGGAATATAGCGTTAGTATCTTTGTGCATCAACGAATGCCCGAGTTCATGTGCACAAACAAACTTTTTCACTTGATCGGGTAATTGATTATCAATATATACAATATCGCACCCATCATAGAACTGATAAAAACCTCTTATTCCCGTCAGCGGAACAAATAACACGATATAATCCAGATAATCGCATATTTCATAAGGGTCATTCGTTGAGTACGTTGTAATCAAACTATTCACAATTTCAATTTCATTCATATGCACTAATACCTTCGTTATTTTTTCTTGTTTTTAGTTTTTGCAGCCGCCATACCTAATTCCATGGCGTTCCGAATACTTTGGATTGCCTCCGGAGTTAATGGGTCGCCGTCAAACATTAGTCCTTTTTGATTTTCCATCGTTTCTATAATTTCATCAATTTTGACTTTGATATCGCGCTCATCCTCCTTTGTGAGGGTGGGCGTTTTATTTTGCTCGTTTCCTAGGAGCTGGTCCATGGACACGCCAAAATAGTCGGCTATTTTTTGGGCAGTTGCATCTGTGGGCATACTTCCGTTTTTCCATCGAGTAACCGTAGATTTCTGAACTCCAATTTCAAGCGCAACCGCACTGGGCGATTTATCAATGGAGTTGCATAATTTCACAAAGTTGTCATAGAACACAATTCAACACTCCTAAAATTGTGCATACTCACAAAGTTGCGCAAGTTCACTTATACCCATTGACAGTTGCATAAGTTCACCGTATAATAGCAATTGTAAGTTGCACGTGTTAACAAAGCGGTTACTTCAAAGCAACCACCTGCTTTATATTTTGTATCAGCAATACTTATATTAGCATACTTTGTTAACTTTTTCAACTATTAAATTAAAAAAAAGATTGGAGGTGAATATTTTGCCGGAAAAATGGACAGGCGACGTAGTCGCAAAGATGCACGTCAACCGCATTTCTTATGAAACGCTCGCCGAAAAGCTAGGCTTTACGAAATCTTACGTTTCTATGGTGCTTAATGGGTCAAGACGACCGCCTGGCGCAGAAAAAAAGTTCAGCGCTGCTCTGGATGAAATTCTCAAAGAAAGGAGGCAAAGCCATGCCAATCAGGTTGACCGTTCATAAAACACCAGATGCTAGTGCTGGGCTGAGTGGACATGTCCGCATCAGTCCAGAAGCGGAAGTTGTTATCCGGCAGCTCATGCGTGAAACCGGGTTGTCTGCTCGCAGTATTGTTTCTCAGATTGTCATTCAATCTGCTGAGCAAATAGAGATTTGCGAGATTTAACAGCACTAGATTCTTAACCCAAGTATGCCACCCCTCTGGTGCCTTGAGTCTTAGGCGCACTCGAATTGCTTTATCTCTGCAATTTAGATTACTTTACGAGGATGTAATTTACTGTGTCGCTGTTACCGACCCAGTAAGCCGCAGAAGACAGCTTGAAACCCTTTGCAATTAGAGCGACTACTCTATCTGCATTAGAAGCATAAGCTTTCTGCTTTTTAATTCTATACCTTATACTTATCACCTCCTTTCGGAGGAAACGAGCGCGCCCAAGATTCAAGGCATCAGGTAACCCCAGTATACCACCCCTCCCCTCTATTTCAAGAGAGTGGGAAAGCACAGTCCCATTTATGGGACAGCAAAGCATTGGAAAGGCAGGTGATTATAGTGCCACGCGAAAAAGAGCTCTACCGGGATACGCTTGAGCGGATCCGAGCAAGAGCCGACCAGCTCTTTCCGAACAAGTTGGTGTACAGCCAATGTGAGGCCGCACAGATCGTCGGCGTATCAACTAAAACCCTTTATCGAAAAGGCTTGTGCGGCAAACTGATTACCGCAGAGCAGATCGCGAGGGTATTTGCATGACCGCCGCCTGCACCCATTGCTTCCGGATCTGGAACATCAGCATCAGGACAAGCCCCGCCGGTTATGTCTGCCCGGGTTGTGCGTGGAGGGACAAGCTTATCCATACGGGAGCGATAGTGCCGGCCGTGGCCGGCGAAGAAAAGGAGGGAAGCAATCATGTTTGATGGAGATCCGTTTGACACCGGTACTCCAAAATACCACTCGGCGGCTAGCATTTACGACGCTCTGCAAAATATGGAGACTGGCGAGGAAATCGGCATCTTGGCAGATATGTTCTCGGATGTCAGCTGGGAGGGACAGGATTATTATTACACCGACAATGCCACGAAACTGGTCGAGCGGTGGGAAAAAATTACCGATTACGGCGATAAGCTGTGGCTGATGGACGTAGCCGTTTGGCAGCTTTCCGACGAGGATGCCAATGACTGGATGTATCAAATCTTATGCAACGACGACCTCGCAAAGAGGATAGGGTTTAAGAAAATTTTTGTCGACAACGTGCTCAGCGGCATGAGTAGCCAATACAAGGCCGCCACGGAAGCGTTTGAGGAAGAGCTTCAGGAACTCGACAGATTTGATTTCTACGAAAATTCAAAAGCTCTGGGCGCCGCCCTGTCGTCAATCAATTGGTGCGTTGCCTCGAATCCCTACGGGAAGCTGTGTTCGGCGGTTTACGACAAGCTGAAAGGTTTACGGCTGGACGCGGAAAGGCAGCTCATAGTTGAGAGTCGTGCTATGCTGACCGGATACGATGATTTTATGTTTGGGCTCCGGGCAAATCAAGCACTGTATCAGGAGCAGGAAAAAATGTATCAACGCAAAGTATCGCTTTTGCAGGAAAAATACGAAAATGCAAAGCGGCTGTTGCTGTCTATGGCGCAGGAACAGGGGCTCATGCTCCAGCTTCCGGACGCTCCGTTGCAGCTTGCCGCATCAAACAAGGAGGTGGTGAGCACATGAAATCCACAGGAATGGTCCGGTCGGTTGACCGAATGGGCCGCGTCGTGCTGCCGAAGGAACTCTGCAAAACCATGGAGATAGCGCACGGTACTCCGCTGGAAATCTTTGTGGATGGCGGCAGGATCATCTTGCAGAAGTACCAGCCAGATGCCTACACCACGGACGAGCTGAAAGAGGCCCTGATGGCAGCGGCCAAGGATGCCGGAAAAGATCCGGTGGCATATCTGCAAAAACTGAAAGGAGAGTCATTATGAAATGGTCAGAAGAAAAGGTCAATCAGCTGAAAGAACTGGCGTTTGCCGATGTGCCTAATCCCCAGATCGCAAAGCAGCTTGAAATTGGTGTGTCCGACGTTTATGCAAAGCGCAGCCAGCTCGGCATTACACGGGAGAAAGTTCAGGCGGCGAAGGCTGCGAGAGGTGAAGCAATTAAAAGGGACTCGGAAGAACCTCGACAGAATGCTATTGCTCAAGAGGAACATCTTGCCCGCAACCGTGAGGCGGACGAACGGCGGAACCTGCTGCAGCTGCTGGAGCCTGTCATTCGCAAGGCAGATCCATCTGTGAGATCTGTGGTTTTGATAAATCAGGGCCGGCTGGTACAGATCGATTATGCCAACGAATTCCGTCGGTATGTAGACATCCAGGGCGACAGCCTGCTGGACATTATTTACGATGTGGCACGTGTGGCCATGAAGTGAGGGGGCAGATATTATGTGGATCCCCCAGAAGCACCTGGACAAGCTCGCCCGCCGGGCCGGGCAGCTTAGATGCAAACATAATCTCTCGCCGCGGGAAGCCGGATGCGCCGCATGCTGGCTGGCCGGAATCAAACCGCAGTACATTTCGCCTCTGGCCGATGTGATGGACAAACGCCGGCGGCTTGCAAGGAGGCGGTCATCGTGAGGACAGAATATTTTCCCGCCTTGCTTTTTTTGTCCGTAATTTTGCTGGTGATTTTGGTTTCAGGCGTTGCTGTATACCTGGAGTACAAAATCGAGCAACGGCGCCAACTGCAGAAACATCGGCGCCGGTACAGCAAAGAGGCCAGCGCGGCGATTCGCACCTTCGAGCTGACGCGGGACAGAGTCGGCGGCGAACTTTCCGAAGCTGCGTTTCAGGCAGCCGTGCAGCAGCTGCTCCACGAGTATCATCTGGGTACCCGGGCAGGCGGTCTGCAGTTCGCACAGTACAACGTATATCAGCTGTCCGTAATGCTCGGTGACATCATTACCAAACAGCGCAGCGACGAGCGCTGGAAGAATATTTTTGAGAAGGAGAAATCAGCATGAATCATCAGGAAATGCTCAACAGAGCAGAGCGAGAAGTTAGTACCCGGGCAAACAACATTGCGGCGTTAGATCAGCAGATTGCCATTGATCACGAGCACGATAAAGCATATGGGTACATATCAGCCCTGCGCGACATGGGAATATTTGATGCCGATCAGTATGTTTCCGCCCTTGGTGTGCTCGGCGCGGCTCTCAGTACCGCACAGCTGCGCACAAAAAAAGCCGCCCCCGGCGCTGGTAACACCGAGAGCGACAAAGCAAAATCTCTTAATTTCAGTTTAGAGCAAAAGCCCTGCGATGTCAAGTCTCAACCGGAGGCCTTCGTACATGCGGACATCTACTCCGGGACAAACCTGCATATGGGAATCTCCGGCGAAACCCGCAAGCTTCTTGCCATTCTCTCTTGTTATATTTCGAATTTGAGGGGATTAGGAGTTCCTGAGAATGAAATTCAGGCGGCTATTCTCATGAGCCGTCTGGTACCAAGGGAGGGCAAGACGAATGCTTAACGATTATCAAATCAAGGTCGTACGCCGGGCAATGGCGCAGGCCGCAGACAAGGAAGCCGAAATTAAGCGCCTTGCTAAAGGAATGCGGGTAAAAGAAAGTGAGATTCAGCAAGTGTTGGCGCAGATGCCGCGGGAAGAACCTGCGGCTTCGGCCAGCTCGGTGCCTGCGGGGCGGGCCTTATGGACCACTAAACGGTTGGAGCAACTGCATCAGTTGCGCGCCGAGAGAAAAGGGCCGACTGAGATTGCCCACATCATGGGTCTGAAAACACACCAAGTCCAAAGCAAGCTGCACAGCGAAAAGAAATCACGAGCTGCTTCAAAACCCTCGGTGCCGGCAGAAGAAACTGTATTGGACGATGATCCCCCGGTTGCTTCTCCGGGGCCGCCACCGGAACCCGAGACCTGTGAACTGGAACCACCCTGCATGACTGAGTCGCAACCTTCGGATACAACACAGGAGCTCATCAGCGAAAAGGGCATTCCCTTCCAAGAAATTAATTGTCCCATTGATATGGCTGCCGCATTAATCTTGTTGATGCGGTTTGTACACGAAAACTACGACGGACAAATGATTCGTGTACGTGCCGGCAACGATGAAAGCTTCGCTTCCTGCATGTTTCGGGTAGAAGATAGCAAATGCAATCTGACGCTGGAGGTGCTGGAATGATCGTAGGATACAAGGGCATTGGCCCGGAGAGCGGTCGCTATGTATCCGCCGAAGACGCTCCTGCTTATGCCATGGAGCGCTGCGGCGTCCGGCTTTCCGGGCTACCCGGTGATACTCAGGAGGATTTCCTTTTAATGCTGGAGGAATGGTTCTTCTCCGGCGACTGGGTTCCGGACAAGCAAGGCGAGGAGGCGGATTCATGGACCAGCTGACGCACGAGGAATGGCTTGCCGAACGCCGAAAGAGTATTGGCGGCAGCGATGCGGCCGCCATCGTTGGCATGAACCATTATGTTACGCCGTATGCACTTTGGGCGGATAAGACCGGTCGCCTCCCGGATCAGCCAGACAATGAAGCGATGCGGCAGGGCCGGGATCTGGAACAGTATGTCGCCGATCGATTCACAGAAGCCACTGGGAAGCGCGTGCGCCGGCATACGGCCATGTTCCACAATCCTGATTATCCCTTTGCTCATGCCAACATCGATCGTGCGGTCATCGGCGAACGCGCCGGCCTCGAGTGCAAAACCACCAGCGTCATGAACCTGAAGAAATTCAGAAACGGCGAGTATCCAGAGAACTACTATGTGCAGTGTGTTCACTATCTGGCCGTTACTGGCTGGGATCGCTGGTATCTGGGTGTGCTGATTCTGAACCAAGGCTTTCACTGGTTCGTGATTGAACGGGACCAGGCAGAGATCGACGCGCTGATGCAGGCGGAGCGTGACTTCTGGAACACCTATGTGATACCGGATATTCCCCCACCGGTGGACGGGCTTCCGCCAACCAGCAAGGCGCTCGAAACCGTCTTTCCGGGCGGTACAGCTCAGGGGCAGCCCTTGGATCTGTTCGGCCGCGGCGAAATCATACGCAAGTATCTCGCTACCAAACAGCTGATCAAAGCGTATCAACGCGAGCTGGAGGAATGCAGGCAGCTGCTCCAGCAGGATCTCGGGGACCAGGAAGCGGGAGTCTGCGGAGATTATTCGGTATCGTGGAAATCCCAGTTCCGCTCAACGTTTGATGCCAAACGTTTTTCTGCGGAGCATCCGGAATTAGATTTAAGCGGCTATTACAAAACATCCACTTTCAGAAAATTTGATATAAAGGAGAGCAAGGAATAATGCCTACCTCAATCCAGAAAGTAGCAGAGTCTAAAGCTGTAACGAAAAACGAAGGGAAAACCATGCAGGCCTATATCAAGCAAATGGAAGGTGAAATTCGCAAGGCCCTTCCCTCCGTACTTACGCCGGAGCGCTTTACCCGGATTACCCTTTCCGCGCTGTCAACCAACCGGAAGTTGCAGGAAACCACGCCGGCCTCGTTCCTGGGCGCCATGATGACCGCAGCCCAGCTCGGCCTTGAGCCGAATACACCTCTTGGCCAGGCTTACCTGATTCCGTTTCGCAATAAAGGAACACTGGAGTGCCAGTTCCAGCTTGGCTATAAAGGCCTTATCGACCTCGCCTATCGCTCCGGGCAGATCACCGTGATTCAGGCGCACACAGTATACGCGAACGATGAGTTTCACTATGAGTTTGGTCTGGACCCCCAGCTAAAGCACGTTCCTGCCGAAGGTGACCGCGGCGAGCCGATTTTCTTCTATGCCGTCTTTAAAACAAAGGATGGCGGATATGGCTTTGAAGTCATGAGTGCCGATGAAGTCAGAGCACACGCAAAGAAATACAGTCAGGCTTTCAGCAGCGACTATTCTCCCTGGAAAACGAATTTTGAGGAAATGGCTAAGAAGACAGTTCTCAAGAAGGCGCTCAAGTATGCGCCCATGAAAACAGACTTTGTTCGCGGGCTCAGTACCGATGAAACAGTAAAGACCGAGCTTTCGGATGACATGTTCAGCGTGCCCGCTCAGGTCATCGACGCGGAAGCCATGGAGGTTGATCCGGAAACCGGAGAGGTGCAGGAATGAATACCAAAGAGGAATTTCTGAACGCATATTCTCTGATCCAGCGTCCGGGAACAGACAAGCTCCTGGCTTGGATGGAAACTACCGATTTTTTCACGGCGCCAGCCAGTACCCGTTTTCACGGAGATCATGAGGGTGGCCTGTTGGAGCACAGTTTGAATGTTTATATGCGCTTGCAGGCAGAAGTTTCTTCCGCAGCTGTTGAAGCGGGACCGGATACAATTGCCGTTTGCGCATTGCTCCATGATCTTTGCAAAGCCAACTTCTACAAAGTCTCCCAGCGCAACGTAAAGAACGAGGAGACCGGGAGATGGGAAAAGCAGCCGTTCTATCAGGTGGAAGATCAGTTTCCTTATGGGCACGGGGAAAAGTCGGTCTTTCTCGTTGAACGCTTTCTGCGCCTGAAACCCGTAGAGGCCGTGGCTATTCGCTGGCATATGGGCGGGTTTGATGATTCTGCTCGGGGTGGAAGCTACGCGGTATCCGGTGCCTATGAAAAATATCCTCTGGCACTTTTGCTCCACGTAGCCGATCTAAAAGCGACTTACTTAGATGAGAGGAAGGTGGAATCACATTGACCACCTACACCTGCAAATGCGGGAAACAGTTTGACGGGCGCGGAGATTCTGTCACGACAGGTTACCGCATTCCGCGTTCGGAGTACACGCCTAAACACTATTGTTTCGGCTGCCCTTTCATCAAAGATGTGAATGCTGAATTTATGGAATGCCGCAGTACCCGCAACACTCCCGTATATGAAACGTCGGCCAGCTGTGTTTCTTCCAAATCGTCTACGCTGCATGTCAGCTCGCTGAACTTTGATTTCATCCGGGACATGCAGAATTTCTATAACTCGCTTGGTGTGGAGGGTCCGAAAGATCCTCCAGAGCCCGGCATGGAAGACAGCAGTGGCCGGCTGCAGTTCTCTTTTACCTTTCCGAAGAATGCCAAGGGCGAGAAAGCCAAGCGCCAGCTAATTGAACAATTCTTTGAGTCGGTACAGTGCAATGACACCTATCGGGAAGTATTTGCACGGAAAGACTGGTCTGGCTGCGCTGAACAGTATGCGCTTTACAAAAAGATCGATGCCGCTAAGGAGCAGGCCAAGGCCACCGCACTTGGGCAAATTGCCCCGGAAGAAAACAATGAGGAGGCACAGCACATTATGACGCAGTACCAGCACACCAACAAGGTTTATTTTGTCAAAGAGAGCGACGACGGGAAGTTCCGCGCTTATTTCTATTATCATGCAAACCCGCCCAAGCACATCCCGGTTGGAGATATTCCTCCTTGTGATGCCGAATGGATCGCCCAGAAGATGCTGGACGATTACGCGCAGCGGCGCGAATTCGAGATTTACAATCCGGATTCCACCGGCGAGGAAATCCCAGAAATGGAACAGCAAAGCTTTGGCGAAGAGACCGAAGAAAGCGACGATTCTGTTTCACCTTCTGAGGGTGAACCCGAAACGGAACAGGAAGACGGAACTCCTGAATCCGTGAACGATACTCACCCAGATCTGGAAGATTCGGATGATTCTGAGAACGATGGTGCTGGGGATTCTTCACAGCCCTGCTCCTGGCAGAACGCTTCCGGCAGTGAGAAAGACTCACCGGAAGATGAAGATCCGGATGAGATCTCCGGGGATCCGCTTTCCCTACGCGGTCCGGAATTCGATGCAATTATTTCAACAGCGGATGGTGTATTGAATCGTCTAGTTTCCATGCTGCACGCCAAGAAACAGCGCGACGGTGAAATGACCATTAAGGTAACCTTTGAAGATCTGGACGGGTCCTATCTCTTTAGCGGTGCGGTATCCGGTAAGATCAACTACACTGTGAAGCCACAGAAGATTGTCGGCGATGCGATGGAACTGCGATTCGATCTCCACGGTAATCCGATTATCCCTTATGACCGCGAGCACCAGCTCTCTTTTGACGAGGTACCGCCCGCAGCTCCTGTGGTTACGCAGGTAGATGGCAGCACTGGCCTGGTCGAAAAGGTCACGGTTCAGGAAGACGAGCAGCTGGAGCCCGACGAAGCTGATCAGGACGAGAATTCTGAGGATTTGTATCCCTGCAGCATAACCGACTGCCCGTTTTTTGGCTCTGCTGGTGACAGCTCAGGCTGTTGTTTTGATTCCGAGGATCCCGAAAGCGAGGGGTATGCCGGTGACGTCTGGGAAGCGGTTCATATGAACGGCTGTGCACGGCCTGAAGTGCTGCACGCTTACCGCCAGAACGATCCCGAAAATGAAAGCTATGACGATGTGCCGGATGATTCGGACGAACAGGAAGATATCTAAGAATTTTGGAGGTGGAGGCGGGTGCCAAACCGAATTTTGAAAGAAAGTATCTGCACAAGTGAATCTCTGAGCCAGCTTTCATGGTTCGAGCAGGTGTTTTTTGACCACTTGATTGTGAACTGTGATGATTACGGTCGAATGGACGCCCGCCCCGCCATTCTGAAGGCAAAGCTATTTCCCCTAAATGTTGTCACTTTTCAAGAAATTGAAAGTGGACTGCAAAACCTTGTAAATGTCGGCTGCGTTCGATTATACGAGTCCGATGGTAAGCCATTCCTTTACCTGCCATCCTGGAGCAAACACCAATCGGTAAGGGCAAAAAAGAGCAAATACCCTGCACCCGAGAACATAATTCCAACAGATGACGACGCTTGCAAGCATTTGCATGCAGATGAAAGCAAATGTCCCCGTAATCCAATCCAATCGTATTCGTATTCGAATGCGTATTCGGAAGCGGAATCCAATCCAAACGAAAACGAAAATCCCCCTGTAGTCCCCCAAGGGACGAGTGAGCGCGAAGAAATTCAAAGCAATCAATCCGATCTGGAGCAACAGAGCGAGAGCCTAACGGTTGAAACGGCCCAAGGAGCAGGCGAAGAAAAGCCTGTCGACCACTCCACGACCTCTGTCCAGCAAGAAAGATTCAAGGAGTTCTGGCGCCACTATCCCCGAAAGGTAGGCAAGGGAGCTGCTGAAAAAGCCTGGGACAAAATCAAGCCCGGCAAAGCTTTGCTTTCTCTCATTTTGTCTGCTCTTGACCAGCAGAAAGCATGCGAGCAGTGGAAGCGGGAAAACGGGAGGTACATTCCGAATCCCGCAACCTGGCTCAATCAGAAACGCTGGGAGGATGATATCGGCATGGAAGATGCCCCGGATCCTGACGGTTCTTCTGCAGAATCCGGCGCGCCGCCCGGTGATCCGCCGGAATTACCTCCTGACATTGCCCGTGCTAAGCAGCGCCACGATGAGGCGATGAAGCGCTTTATGGCCGGCGAATGCGGATGGGAAGAGCTGGTGCCTGAATGAGTGTGCAGGCGGAAATGTCGGTACTGGGCTGCATGCTCCTTGAAGAAAGCGCCGCCCAGGAAGCCGCGGACAGGCTTGCTCCGGAAATGTTCCTGAATGACACTACCCGGCGCATCTTCTCCGCGGCGCTCGACCGCTACTGGGCAGGAAAGCCTCTTGACGGCGTCACCATGATTCAGGAGCTGCCGGCGGATAAGGCTACGCTTCTGAAGCTCGCGCAGTATGTGCCTACCACCCGGCACATCGGCGAGTACATACGCATCGTGTGGGATGACTGGCGCCGAAAAAACATCGAGATCGCCACCGGTGAGATTATGGCGGAAGCGAAGAATCGCACTGCGGAGGAATCGGTGGAGCAGCTGCGGGAGCTTGTAAAGCAGCAGGATTTGATCACCCGGGCAAACACGGATTCGGGGCAGTCCTTTCCGGAGGCGGTGGAGCAATTTCTTTCCTGGGCGAAAGCAAAGCAGGACATGGCTACAGTCAAAAGCGGGTACCGCAGCTTGGATTTTGCTATGGGCGGTTTCCTCCGTCAATCCGTTACGGCACTGTGCGCTCGCTCCGGCAGCGGAAAAACGGACTTTGCTCTGAACCTCGCTATTCGCATGGTACGGAAAGGCTACAAAGTCCAGTATTTCAGCATGGAAATGCCGACTCTGCAGCTAATGCAGCGCATCGCCTCGCAGATCATGCGTATCGACGGTACGCTGATCCGCGACCGGGCCCTGAACGAGGGTGAGATGATGCAGATGGAGCGTCTTCTGAAGACTTTTGAAAACGGCGGCCGCCTCCGCTTTGTGGAGGAACCGCACATTTCTCTTCAACGTCTGCGACACAACATCGACCTGTTTAAGCCGGACGCAGTGTTTATAGACCACATCGGCCTGATGGAACGGCCGAACATCAAGGACTCCTACCGGGCACTGGGACTCATCAGTAATGGCGTCAAACAGCTGGCGCTGGAAAAGAACATCGCGGTGATTGAACTTGCCCAGATGAACCGGCAAATTGAAGGGCGAAAGGACAAGAAACCAAGCCTCGCAGACATTCGGGAATCCGGCGACATTGAGCAGGACGTGGACTACGCCATGTTTCTGCAGCCGGAAGAGGAAATGTCGGACAGGAACCTGCAAGGCGACGCCTGGGGAGACACCAGACTGTTCCTGCTGAAAAATAGACACGGCCGCCCTGGAACGTTTCAGTTCCATTGGCAGCCGCAGTACCACACATTCACGGAGGTGGAAACCCGTTATGGAGATTGATAGAAAGCAGATTACCGGCATCGCAAAGCAAGCTTTGGCGTGCTCTGGAGGAAACCGGTGGCGGGCCTATGAGCTGGCAAAGCGAGAGATTCAGGCACAGATCGGGGACGAATACCGCCCCGGCCGGTATGATGAAGCGATTCGGCGTCTCGCGGACGCACTCAAAATTTAAAGGAGGGATCTGCCTTGAAAGCCAAACAAATTACTTCGAAAAAACTTTACGGCCCCCAGGAAGGGTACATCAAAAAGCTCAAATCCGTCATGGGGCGGCTGGGGATAAAAAAATATAACTACAACTGGGACCGGTTCGGATCGTATGTTGAATTTTTGTACCACGGCCGCGCTTACAAATTCGCCGACAGCATCGAGAATGCGGCGAAACATGGCCAGAAAATTAGTTATGTCAGCGACACGTTCGCCCGGGTGGTCCTCTCGCTGGAAGATATCGCCCGCATGAAAGAACGCGGAATTTATGACCTTGATACCATCCTCGCCGGATTCCCAGCGCTGCCGCCTGCCGCAGACATTCCGGACTGCTTCCGGGTGCTGGGTTACGATCAGCTTCCCAGCGGCCGGGATGAGGTTACCCGCCGGTATCGGAGCCTGGCTAAGTCTGCACACCCGGACGCCGGCGGCAGCAAAGAACAGTTTCAAACACTAACAGCGGCTTATGACCAGGCCATGGAGTATTTGGAGGAGGAATTGAACAATGGCAACTAGAATTATTCCCGGATTTGTTCCGCCGCCGGTGGGCACAGTAAAACAACCGCCCCGGGCCCCGCAGGCCCCGTATGGCGGGAACAAGTATCACAACCAGAAAACCATCGTGGACGGAATCACCTTTGACAGCAAGGCAGAGGCCCGAAGATATTGCGAGCTGAAGAACCTGCGGGCCTACGGAAAAATTGATTGGTTCAGCCGGCAGCCGAGTTTTCTTCTTCCCGGCGGCATCCGGTACCGTCCGGATTTTATCGTTTGTGCTGCGGGCCGCATCTGGGTAGAAGATGTCAAGGGCATGGAGACCAAGGAGTTTAAGCTGAAGCACAAGCTGTGGAACGAATCGTATCCCGGCCTTCCACTGAAAATTGTGAAATGAGGTGCGCTTATGACAACCAAAGAATTGATCGAATACCTATCCGGCTTTGATCCGGACGAAAATGTGTCCGCGCTAATTTTAGACCTGAAGCAGCGCCTTGCCTACAAGGTGGATAGGTACCAGCTGATGACGGACGCGGGCTTCCCGGTGCTGCTGTTTGAGCTGGGAAAATCCAGCCCGATGGATGAAATGGTAGAAGAAGCGGAGGAGAATAACCATGAGCGAAAATCTTGACGTCACTCAGGAAATGCTGGAGCAGGCGCTTCTCTGCTGCGCGAATGATAACCCGGCGCCGGCCGGAACGGATCCCTGCATGGCTTGCTACCTGATGCAGAAGAATCTGGTCAAGGATGGCCATGTTTCCACCGGCGAACCTTGCTTCAAGCATTTGGCACATGATGTGATCAGCTACATTCGGGAGATCAACGATTTTAAGAAGAGCCAGTGCGCGACTATGCTGGCCCGCCTCGACGGACTGCAGAAGCGCTACGATGAGATCAATCGGTACAACATATCCTGTACAAAAGAAATCGATAGGCTGCTGGTAGAAAAGCTCACACTGAAGCGAGCGCTGGAAATAGCGTGTGATGAGTGCAGCTTCCGGGAGCGTCCATATGACGAGTACATGCGGATGGCGCAGGAACAGGAGGTCACTGATGATTAAACTGATTCTCGGTGCAGTTGTCTTTACCCTGTGGTGCTGTTGCAAGGCGGCGGGCGACGCTGATGAAAGGATGGGATACAAGTGAAAGCCCGTATCGCGCCCCGACAGCTGATGTCGAATCGGGAATTGAAAACCGTTGACCAATATATCCAGGAAGAAAGCCACAATTTGAGCCGCCGGCTGTTTAAGTTGGTTGCTGTCGCTGCGAACGAATTGTACGGTTTTGGAAAGCAAAGAAATCTTGAACTATCCCAGCGCGTTGGCAGTCTTATTATCGAGCATCAGGATGACGAAATCTTTTGGCAGCACGTTGACCAGCGCTGCGATCAGATGGGGCTTGGATACCCACATGAAGATTACGAACAGATGGAAGCCCGAAGAAAACCTAAAAACTAATCTCACGAATGCGAAAGGATGATGGCACTTGACGGTCAACGAAGTGAAAGAACTGCTTAAAATTTACTACGATATTCCCCAGATGATCGATGAGGAGTTCGCCACCATCCGGCACTGCGAAGAGCAGAAGAATACAATAAATTTGCCGTCCGTCAACCTCTTAGGGCTGCCGGGCGGCAAAGGCCTGCCTGGGGACCGCACGGCCAACATGGCGCTGGCCGACCAGGCGAAATATTACGATGATGAAATCATGAACTGTTACCGCCGGATCGCGGCGCTGCGCGAGAAACGAAACTGGCTCGGCCTTGCGCTTGGGCGGCTGGACAAAACCGACCGGTACATATTGGAGCTGGCCTACATGGGAGATCCGGATCCGAAGCAGCGGCGCCGAACCTTCCGCCGACCGCCGTGGAAAGAGATTGCGGACAAGGTGGATTATTCGGAGAGCCAGACCAGGGAGCGCGTGCGTGTCGCTATGCTCCAGCTGATGATGCTGGCGGATCAAACCGCTTTCCCGGGCATGGTACGCTGAAAAACCAGCGTTTTCCGGCGACTTCCGGCGGAAATCGGCGTGTTCCGGCAGGTCAAAGTGTGGTATTATATAATCACGGAATTTTGCAGAGAGCGTTCAGTCTATGGCTGAGCGCTTTTTTCACACCTTAGAACGTGCGGGGCCGACAGAAAGGAGCCGCATGGATTACACCAATAAAATATTCAATATGGACTGCCTGTCCGGAATGAGCATGTACCCAGATAAAAGCATCGATTTGATTCTGTGTGATTTACCATATGGAATCACTGGGTGCAGATGGGACAGCTTGCTTCCTTTTGATGAACTCTGGAAGCAGTACCTACGCATTATCAAGGACAACGGCGCAATCGTTCTGACTTCGTGTCAGCCGTTCACGACAAAACTGATCAGCAGCCAGCCAAAGCTGTTCCGGTATTGCTGGTACTGGTACAAAAACATGGTGACCGGGTTTGCAAACGCCAAGAAGCAGCCGCTGCGCTGCGTGGAAGAAGTCTGCGTTTTTTATAAACACCCGCCGACATACAATCCGCAGGGGATCATCGTCCTGGACAAGCCGGTGAAACGCCGCGGAAAGTCAGTACCCACACACGGAGATTCTGTATACCGGATAGATGGCAGCCTGGCCCACGACACAGAGACCTGCGTTGTACATTATCCCCGTCAGGTCCTGGAAATCAAGTGCGAACGTGGTCTGCATCCAACGCAGAAGCCCGTAGCGTTATTTGAGTACATCATCCGGACTTACACAAACCCGGGCGAGATCGTACTCGATAGCTGTATGGGCAGCGGAACGACAGCAGTCGCTTGCATTAATTCTGGCCGCAATTATACCGGATTTGAGTGGGATAAGCAGCATTTCCAGACTGCAGTGGAAAGGGTCAAAAGCTTGCTTCCGACTCCTTGACTTCTGTAATATTATGGCATATTATGGAGAAAAGGAGTAGAAAATGGGAAGGATAGCATTTGAAATTGTGATGAGCATGATTACGGGTATCATATCAGGCATCATTTCTGCTTGGCTATATGATAAAATTCAGCAAAAGCATAAGTTTTATGAAGATCAGCAGGCTCTGTCTCGATACATTATGTATTTGCGAGCTGCTTTGGATGTAGCATATGATAAGCATGATACAGCAAAAGTGAAAATTGCTTTGGAAGAAGCGCCTATACTTTATAATATAAAATCTCGCAGTTATAAAAATCGCCATGATTGTGAGCTGAAAACGGCATTGGAAGAAATTAAAAAATGCACGGACGAAATTGGTAAAAAAGTAGCGGATAAAACTATATTTCAAACATCCGCAAATAATTATCATAGTGCTCTAATGCATGCATTGCTAAGACTTCTCAAAGTGAAATATTAAATCTTTGGCTATTTCATTTCCAGACGCCCACTGTGGCGTCTTTTTTATACCCATTTTTAGGAGGTGGCAGCGTGCAGTGCTCAAATTTAAATTGCGTCTGGAACGATTACCGCAAGGCAGGTGTGCCATACTGCATGCTGCCACGGTGCATTTATCAGGAGCGAGGTGGTGGAAGATGTGGCGAAGGGCAAGTATCAAAAGTGGCTGACCCCAGACGGAAAACTCCTACTGGAAGCCTGGGCACGGGACGGCCTGACCGATGAGCAGATCGCACACAATTGCGGCATCAACACCGCCACGTTGTACGATTGGAAGAAAAAGTACCCCGAGATTTCCGAGTCCTTAAAAAGGGGCAAGGAAGTCGTTGATATTGAAGTCGAGAACGCCCTGCTGAAACGGGCCAAAGGGTATGAGTATCTTGAAGAGAAAGTTGAAATTGAAGAGGACCACAGAGGGAAAATCAAATCCCGAAAGGTAGTCCAAGTGATGAAGCAGGTAGCCCCAGATGTTGGCGCCGCTGCCTTTTGGCTGAAAAACCGCCGACCTGATGTGTGGAGGGATAGGCCTGCTGATAGTGATGATAACGCCGGACGGCTTGAAAATCTCCTGAAGGGGCTGAAAGCGGATGAATAAAATCTATACTCCGAAACAGATCTCCCTTCTGCGACTCTGGCAGCACAACAAACTAAAGCGGATTAACCTGCTGGAGGGTTCCGTCCGTTCCGGCAAGACTTGGATAAGCTTAGTTTTATGGGCGTTTTGGGTGGCTACAATGCCGCGGGACGGCAACTACCTGATGGTGGCAAAGACGCTCACTTCCTTGCGCCGTAACTGCCTTGACCTGCTGCAGGAACTTGTTGGTACAAAGCACTTCACCTATTCGCTCTCAAAAAAAGAGGGCCGCCTGTTTGGCCGGCTGATTTACCTTGAGGGTGTAAACGATGCCCGGGCCGAAAGTAAGATTCGCGGCATGACGCTGCAGGGCGCCTATTGCGATGAGCTGACACTTTTCACCGAGGACTTTTTCAGCATGCTTCTGTCCCGTCTATCCTGTCCAGGGGCCAAACTGATTGCAACGACCAACCCCGACAGCCCCATGCACTGGCTGAAAGCAAAGTATATGGACCGGACCGACAAGCTCGATATGCTGTCGATGTCCTTCCTGATCGACGACAATACCTTCCTCGACCCGGAGTATATCGCAAGCCTTAAAAACGAGTATCAAAGTACCGTTTATTACGACCGCTTCATCCGTGGGCTCTGGGTCGTCGCCGAGGGCCGCGTCTACCCCATGTTTACCGACAACCCAGACCGCTTCATTCTGCGTGGTACTACCGCTGGAACGGACGGTCAATTTTATGTCAGTATCGACTATGGCACGGTGAACCCGACAGCCATGCAACTCTGGTGCGTCCGCGGGAAAGAGGCGGTCATGCTCCGCGAATCTTATTTTGACAGCCGAAAAGAAGGACATCAAAAAACCGACGAAGAGCATTACGCCGCTTTGGAAGAGCTGACGCGGGGATATTACATCCGCCGCGTGGTTGTGGATCCGTCCGCAGCATCGTTTATCGAGACAATCCGCCGACACGGTAAATTTCGGGTGTGGGAAGCTGATAACGCCGTGCTGGATGGAATCCGTGTGACAGCCACGCTGCTCAACGCTGGCTTGCTTAAGGTGCATGAGCGTTGCAAGGATACTATTCGCGAATTCGGTCTGTACCGATGGGACGAAAAGAAAAACAGTGACACGGTGCTGAAAGAAAACGACCATGCAATGGATGCCCTACGCTATTTCTGCTATACCGTTCTGGCACGTGAATTTAGATGGGCTGATTGGAGGTGATAAAGCTTGTTTGAAAAACTCTTGAAATGGCTACGCTCCATGTTGTCACAAACATTCGGCCAGGGCGACAATGCTGATATTGTTATTTCTGATAAAATGAGTACCGCCATTGCATTGTGGGCACGAATGTACGAGGACGGCGGCCCCTGGTGCGGGAAGGATATTCACAGCCTGCGTCTCCCGGCGGCTATTGCGTCTGAATTCGCCCGGCTGGTCACACTTGAAATGCAGGTTTCCTTATCCGGGGGAGCCAGAGCAACCTTTTTACAGCAGCAGCTGTCGCCGTTTCTCAGCTCTATCCGACAGCACACCGAATTGGCCTGCGCACTTGGCGGGGCGGTGTTCAAGCCTTATGTGACGCAACAGGGGCTTTGCATTGATATGGTACAAGGAGATGCCTTCTTTCCCACCGCATTCGACACCAGTGGCCGTATGACCGGCGCCATCTTCGTGCAGCAGATCAAGCGTAAGGGCGTGATTTACACTCGCGCAGAGCACCACGAGTACAACGCCGGGATCCATACCATCACAAACAAAGCATTTGCAAGTCGGTCTTCCTTCTCCCTGGGCTCACCAATTGAGCTTGCAAGCGTGCCGGAGTGGGCGGATCTGGAACCGGAGGCCAGCATATCCAACGTGGATCGCCCTTTGTTTGCTTACTTTCGCATTCCGCAGGCCAACCGGCAGGATCGGCATAGCCCGCTTGGCACTTCGGTGTATACAGAAGCGACCGACCTGATTCGCGATGCCGATGAACAGTACGGAAAATATCTGTGGGAGTTTGACGGTGGTCAGATGGCCGTGGATGTCGCTGAGGATCTGCTGGAACACAAAGCGGACGGTGAAATCACAGTTCCGAAGCTGCAAAAGCGCTTGTACCGGCGTCGGAACGTAGCAGCAAAAGACCAGAACTTCTACGAAATCTTCGCGCCGCAGCTCCGCGATGCCAGTTACCGCGCCGGCCTGAACACCATCCTGCAGCGCATTGAATTTCAATGTGGGCTAGCTTACGGTACCCTATCGGATCCGCAAGATGTTGCCAAAACAGCAACAGAGATCACAGCCAGCCGGCAGCGCAGCTATTCCACCGTGCACGACATCCAGAAAGCGCTCCAAAGCGCTATAGACGATCTGCTGTATGCTATGGATAAACTTGCTACGCTGTACAATATCGCCCCACAGGGGTTCTATACGGCAGCCTATGACTGGGATGACAGTGTGGTAAATGACCCGATGCAGCGCAAGCAGATGTTCTGGCAATATGTTGCGTCCGGAAAATTCCCATTCTGGCGGTATTTGATGGAGTTTGAGGGATACAGCGAGGATGATGCTAAAGCAATTGCAGCAGAACAGGCGGAACAGCAGGCAAGCCTCGGCAATCCGTATGGATTTTCTCGGGGCGGTGATGCCTGATGCTCCCGCCCGATTATTTCGACTATGCTGCCGACGATCTGCTGGAACTCTATAGCAAACTGGATGAAACCATAACTCGAGATATTGTGCGCCGCTTGGTAAAGACCGGTGGTGTTACAGCTACGGCTGACTGGCAGATTCAGCGCCTACAAGAATCCGGCGTTTTGCTGGATGATATTATCCGCCGGGTAGCACAGCTAACTGACGCCAGTGACCAGCAGGTAAAAGCTCTGTTTGAGGATGCCGGCGTTCAGGCCGTGGAAATTGACCGGGACATTTATCAAGCTGCCGGCCTCTCTCCTCCCCCATTGCGGCAGTCTTTAGGCGCTATGCAGGTGCTTCAGGCCGGTATGCAAAAGACAGCCGGTCACCTGCGGAATCTATCCATGACCACCGCCGTGGCAACCCAGCAAGCCTATATCAATGCCGTGACACTCGCAGAAATGCAAGTGGAGAGCGGCGCTTTTGATTATGTGACGGCCATCCGCAACGCCGTGCGCACCGCAGCAGAATCCGGAGCCGAGGTGCTTTATCCCACTGGCCATCGGGATAAATTGGATGTGGCAATTCGCAGGGCGACGCTGACCGGAGCATCACAAACAGCGGCGCAGATATCTGACAGGTATGCCGATGATATGGGCTGCGACCTGGTGGAAACCACCGCTCATCCCGGCGCCCGGCCAGAGCATCAGGTGTGGCAGGGAAAGGTATTCAGCCGCAGTGGCAAGCACAGCAAGTACCCTGACTTTGTAAAATCCACTGGTTACGGTACTGGTGCAGGACTCTGCGGCTGGAACTGCCGACACAGCTTCTTTCCATTCTTCGAGGGGCTTTCCTCATCAGCATATCCCCGCGAACAACTACGGAAATATGAAAATCAGACCGTCCAGTACAACGGCGAAACCATCAAATACTACGATGCCACCCAGATGCAACGAGCCATGGAACGCCAGATCAGGGCCACCAAGCGCGAACTGGCCGGGTATGATGCAGGTATGAAAGCCACTGATAGCGAAGAGCTGCGCAACGCCCTAAACGAGCAGTTTCAGGCGGCATCGGTGAAGCTATCCCGGCAGAAGTCACAGATGGACGATTTTCTTAGCCAGACCGGTATGCTACGGCAGGGCGAGCGAGAGCAGGTGCTGGGATTTGGGCACAGCCAAGCGCAGAAAGCAGTGTGGGCCAATAAAAAAGCCGTTG